GGGCCACCTGTCAAGTCTTTGGCAGAGGCTGTCCCATTCGCGTGAACATCACTGAGCTGTGATGTCTCCACACGACACCCACCGGCACTTAGTTTTTAGTGTCGGTCTCTGCGGTACACCGTGCGCCCAGGGATTTCCTGGGCCGGGGTCTTCAGTGAAGAACTGAAGCAACGCAGTGTCGTCATTGGTCGGCGCTCTCTCTTGCTTCGCCTTAAGCGAACGCACGAAGAGCTCGACTCGCTGGAGATCGTGGTTATACCGCCTTCGAAAGGTAGTATTCCTCGGCCTGAAACGAGTCTTAAGACCAAAAACACCTGATCGCTGTGCTACCCGCGGAACGTCCGCTGGTAGTGTCGACGCAAGGTACGCTGCTGTGTTTAGCAACCACTTTTGATAGTAGTTGTTCGACACTTCAACGGTACTTGCTAGCGACTCAGGTCCGCCATCGTAGACGCGAGACCAATAGACAGGCGTCACCGTGACACCGTCAAAGGCGTCAACACCGCAGGACTCTCTGAACTTCCCAGTCCAGAAAGACTTGTTGGTGTTAACCTTGAACCAAAGTAGTTCAAGCGCATCTACGAACAGCTCCCGACTGTCAACGGGGATAACGATATCGTCCCCGAAGACGGCCACCTCGCCCATCAGGGCCTTCACATTCCTAGGCGTTGGCGCTAACCTTCGTGCTTGTAGCACGGCAGCCAGAGCTATGCCTAAAAACATTAGGGTCTCGACAGGAAAGGTGCAGGCGCTTCCCATAGTTGAGAATTTTCTCAATGACACAACTCCGGGTGCACTTTGCACGAGGTCTTGCGTCACACTACGGGTACGAGACGCACGTAGGGCTCTCAGCAATCCCGGATTTCGCCGGAAGAACTGACCTACCGCGTGGCACGTGACACGATCGGACGCCGCCGAGAGATCGACGGTAGCAATCGTGCCCTCCCTTGATCCTCTGGAGCAGAGTTCTTGATTACGGGATTGGTCTCGAAAGTTGACAAATCCCAACAACCAGGTATCTCTAGCTCTGGACATGAAGTAGTGTCGCAAGTTCTGCTGACACCACTGATGTTCGCTCGGTTCCGCGGCAATAAGCCGAGGCCCAGCGAAGGACTTAGGAACTGCGATAAGTCTTGACGAACGCTCGTGAGAGTGTATCGTACTAGACTCTTCGCAACGGCTTGCCCAACTGCTAAAATTATGAAAGCCATAATCAGCAATCGGGTACTCGGATTCCAGAGAATCTGACCAATTAGTCCAACTGTATTTGTTGGTAGGGCCAGTTTTCTCTGCGATCGCACCTGGGCCATGTCTGAACCTCCAATCAGAGGGGTGATAAGCCCCTAAGGTTGTGGTGACTATGCCTGACACCGTGTCAAGCTTAGCCAAGAAGAGAGACAGCTCGAGTCTCCTACGAGGATCCTCGATAGCAGCTAGGCGGTCCTTGAGTGGATCGGACTTACCAAAACCAAGGTAGGTCTCTTCCACCGTAGGGGTGTCGCTGCCGAGAACGTCCCAGAACCCTTCGGGCTCTGGTAATTCACCATCTGTCGCAACAAAATCAAGAACAGCGTCCTTGACCTTGCGACGACTGCAGTCGAAGCGAGCCTTCTTTGCGGCAAACAAAATCTGCCGTAGAAAGAAGACAGCCTCTATACTGCAATCTTCTCTCAGACGACCACAATCGTCAAAAATGAGTAGGTAGAGACCCCCCAGAAACCTGGGGATCACCACCCCACTAGACTTCCTCTTTGTCAGAGGTAAGCCTGGTGGATTGTACTCACCATTGGACAGACACCTATCCAGGTGTTTTCCAATTGCTGGGAGGTCTTCGAGATAAACACGAATTCCTCTTCGCTCGACGATTGCTAAGAGACGGATGAGATCTCTCTCAAATTCCACCTCTAACGTCGGGAATGCGTACAGGGCGTCTTGGAAGATTGCCCTATACACGCGCTCGAGCTCCCCAACATGGCATTTAGACTTAGGCAAGGGTTAATCCCCTTTCACCAAAAGTCCCATGCTGTCGGGGCACCCTCTACACCAATTGTAGAGTCTACCGTTTCCCAGCGCCGCACCACCGAGGTGCGACTTAGAATCGTGTCACTTGACACGAAATGCTGAGGAACCTACGACTCCCAACCGAGAAGGCTGGCCAGAAAGGCGTTCGCCGTGGCAATGCAGAGATCTGCAGTGCCGTCGGCAATCTCCACACTGGTGTCACTGGGCAAATGCTCAATGACGAAGTAGAACTTGCGTTCATACTCAGCCACCTCACCGGCCGCGAACACGGTCTGCACAACTTCGAAGTTGTGCCGATCGTAACTCGGCCGATCCGCCTTCGCTGCCGTCTTTGTATGACGGATGCGCGCGCGATGCTGTGAGGTTGCATCTCGGAACAAGTACTCAGACGAGTACCCATCCTGGTTGATCTTTGTCATGACGACATCGCCGCCAGAACATGGTAGAGTGAGGGTGTTACCCAACATGGGAGTTACTCCTAGCGCAGCTTTTGGACTTTGCGACTTAACGCCGCAAAGCTGCGAGCGACGCCAGGATCGACAACTTCCGGCCATCTAAAACCGGAAGGTGAGGAGACGGAAACGGAATGATCGGTATGGCAAGTTGCCGTACCTTTCGGACATATCGCCAATCCCACTCCCCGTCAAGGGAGTAGTACGACGACATGTCCCCAGGCGCCTGCGAAAAGCGGGCCTCCGCAGTGGAGGTTTGCATCACGCAGCACCTGCCATGGGTACACTGGACTGAGTTGTTGGTGGCGGCCATAAGAGTGCCGACATTAGTAAACCAGTCTATGAACCAGCTCCAGGGAACGAGTTCCCACGCTGCTTCAAGCTCGCTAGCTGCTGTGATCCCCAACATTAGTCGACGCGTAAACTGATGTAGTTTACGGTCTTCCATGTCGTGGATAACGGAATCCGGTTTGAGTTTCCACTCAATGGATCCCCACCTTTTTCGGGTGTACACATCAGTGCGAGTCGCGTACACGGTAGCACCAACCGAGTTGATTAAGACCCGGACAGGCGCCTTCTTGTACTGCGATGAACCCAAGCTACACCGTTTCCTAATCGCTTTGCCATCTCGCAAGCTGCGTAGTTCCTTAAATCGCTTATTTGCGACTTCTACGAACTGTAGCATCTTGCGGACGTCTCCGATCATGGGTTTCAGGCCCCACCGCCAGGACAGGTGTCCTTTCGCGATGTTGCGGATTAAACCGCGGCCCCAGCCCCTAACCAGATCCGGGATGTCCTTCAACTCGCCAATCTGTTGTGGGATGTTCACATGAGGTGAACTCACATTAGTCTTGGCTTGTATCTCCCAAGCATAGCCTTCCAGCTCCGCACTATTAGGCGAAGCGTAGACTGTGTTTGGATCAGGTGGAGAATTGATGCTATACCCTATTGGGTACCCGTAAAAACCTCGGGTGACCTTTGGGGGTTTGTAGCAATACTCTCCATTGAGCACGGGGGTCTTTTTGATAATCTTTCGGATTACCAGAGGGTTCGCACCCTCCGGATTCCCTACGATATCATCGCAAGAACCGTACTCACCATACGACATGGTGTTGTAGCGCCAAGTGATATAATAACATGACCCAGTTACCTGGATCGTGTCATTAAACGTCCTATAGCGCGGTACACCTGACATATGGCTACATCCCATCGGCAAAGAAATTCCTCAGAGGAAGCCAACAAGGCTTTAGCGAAACCATGAGAGATCTCGCTAGGCGGCGCCCACTCGGGCGCCG